CTATGCTAGTTATGCGGACCGCATCCTCGCGTCATGCGAGAGATCGGCGGACGGCCCCAGAACTGGGGTTTTCGTCGATGAAATGCGAGGTACACCGGTTTTCCGGGAATACCTTCACTTTTTCCGCACTGGCTGCTCTCATACTTTGACGTATCTCTTGTCCTTCCTTTACTTCGGGAAGAAACTCGATTATGTCAACCCCGAACTCGCGTCAGATGCATTTCGCAAATGGCGTGAAACGGAAAAGAGCATGGACGGCTTGCTTATAGATAACGTCATCAAGGCCAGACTTCGTGACATCATGTCGGTGATTTTACCCGACTTTGATGACACTGTGCTACTCCCTCGTTTTGGGAGCGGCAGCACGGCAGAGAAAACGTTGGATCCCCAGTTGAAGTTTGAACAACTCCGCTGGGATCGTAAGCTAGCTTATCTCTTCCGGCCCAACCTGTTTGGAAAGGTGGATAACCGGTTAGAGGATCACCCATCGAAATGGGTGGATGGTGCAACTATGCGCGGTCGAATAAAAGACGTCCCGAAGGACATCCGCTCTGCGCGTACCATAGCGCTAGAGCCAAATGCATATATGTATGCGCAGCAGGCGGTTCTCCGCATGTTTGTGCAATCCATACGCGCAGGTCTGATGGGTCGTTTTGTTGACCTGTCCAAGCAGGAGCTATCCCGCTATTACGCGGAATGGGGTTCTGTTTATGGCCAGGTTGACACGATTGACCTTAGTGAAGCGTCAGATCGAGTACACATCGATATAGTTAAAGGGATTTTTAGTCCCAAGCAGCTTACCTATCTGCTTGGCACTAGATCCTCTACCGTGACTATCCCGGCCCTAGGAAAAAAGGGTGCGGAAATCGTTACGTTGAACAAGTTTGCGCCAATGGGGTCAGCTCTCTGCTTTCCCACACAGTGCGCCACGTTCTTAGCTATTACGATACTAGGTTATCTGATGCATGCTAACCAGATCCCGATTGGGGGGGACCTATCCTGTCTCTCCATCGACAAGACATCGCTGGCAGAAATGCTTAAGCGTATGAACCTCGATCCACAGACACCTTCATCAGGTTATGTGGCGCCAAGGATCTATGGCGACGACATTTGTTGTGACAGCAATGTCACTCCGTTTGTCACGTATTTACTGGAACAGTGTGGACTAGTCGTGAACCGACGTAAATCCTTCGTTGGAAAGCAGGCAGTTCGAGAGAGCTGCGGAATTTACTGCTTTAACGGCTACACTGTTACACCTATGTTGTTTCGCGTTCGACGCCATAAAACGACGTTAGACGCCCAGGCGTTTGCATCACTGATCTCG